CGTACCACATCGACCGCCCTGACTTTCTGAACATGTTTGACGTCATGAGCGGCGTCACGCAGGCCGCTATTCCTGCGGCGGTGGGCCTCGCGGCCGGTGCCCTCTTACCGGCCTCAAGCGTAGGCTTGCCGCTCGCCATCGGCGCGCAGATGGTAGGCGGTGGCCTGTCCGAAGCCGCCAACCGCGCAATCGCAGGTGAGACTGTAACCCTTGGTGATGTAGTGCCGGCGGCGCTGTTTTCGGCGGTGCCTGAAATTCTCCCCGCCTTGCGCGGCGCTCAGAAAACCGTAGCGCCGAGGAGTTCTGCCGAGAGCCTCCCCGTTGGCGCGAGGCACTCCTTAGCCGAGCAAGAGCGCCGAGGGCGCCCACTGCCGCGGGGGGCGAACGGCGAGATGCCCCTCGATATAGACCCTTACCGGACAACAGGGGCCAACTTTGTCGGCGAGGGGCGGCCGGGAACGCAGACGATCACGGGGCGCGTAAACGCCCGCGAAGCCGACCGCGCGGCGCGTGTCAGTGCCGAAGTCAATAACACGCTGGGGCCCCCGCCACCGGGCGTGGAAACCATGCGGCGGAACATCGACGCTGTACGCCGTCAAGAAGGCCGCGACCCGATGACGGCCGCGCTACAGGGGTCGCCGCCTGTCGACACCGCATCGGCGCGCAACGCGATCACCGCCGAAATGCAGCGTTACCTGCCCGATGATCCCACACGCGCTGTCTTGCAAAATGTCCTCGACGCTGTGGGCACTTCAGCCGCCGTCGATGCGCAGGCGCTGCAGAACTATCTCAAGACGCTACAGCAACACGTGGATTTCGGCCCCCCGAACGCTCCTTTCAGGAGTAGTAGCGACCCCCGGAAAGACGCCTATGCGTTTGCGCACCGCCAGATACGCGATGTTCTGGGTGGGGTTCCCGGCTACAACGAAGCGGCGGGGGCCTACAGCAACCTGTACCGTCAAGTCGATCATTTCGATGCCGGGCGAAAACTTCTAAGCCCTTCAGGAACAGCGGATCGCCTCGGGGGCGGCGCGCTGACCACCGAGCGAGCGATGGAGATTCTAGCCGACGCAGCGCGGCCGGGGGCCAGCGCCGACGTTGTCAATCTGGGCGAGGCTTTGCGCGCGGGTCTGCGGCAGGAATTTGAAACCAAGATAACGAGGGGGGCAGACGACCTGTCGGGGCTTCGCCGTGTGGCGGGGCGCTCGGAACTCGACCCGCGCCGTGAGCTGCTCGACACCGCCTTCGGCCCCGGAGCCATAGATCGGCTCATTCAAGCCGGTGAGCGCGAACGCGGTTTCATGAACACCGAGCGGCTTGTAGCGGAACGTAGGGCACAGCACGGCGCGCGCGCGGCGCAGGTCGAGTACGAAAGGCACTTTGGGCCGGGGGAAGAGGCGGGTCGACGTTCAGGTATTGGTTTGACTGATGCGATGTTCCCGCTTCAAGCGTCGGTGAGGTATGTGGTTGACAAATTCAAAGCTGGCCCCGTGCTTCGTCTCTCACGCGGCCAGAACATTCCTCTTATCTCGCGGGGCTACACTCCTGCGGTGTCGGATGTCCTTTCATCCACCGGCGCGCCTTTAGCTGACAGGGCCGCCGCGCTGCGCCAAATGGTAGAGCGTGACGCCGCAATTAATCGTACGACACAGGCGGCGCGTTTTCCGACTATGGCTGTTCGCGAAGAGCAAACAGGAGATGCCGAAGAACAGCGCGCTCGTCGGCCCAACCGCGCGGGCGGCGGGCGGATTGGCGCGCTCGACCACACCAGCATCGCGATGTCGCTGATACGCGCCGCCGAGAAGGCCAAGAAGGGCCACAACACGACGACCCAGTCACTCCTTGAGCAGCCTGATGAAGCCATCACCAAGGCGCTCGCCATTGCCGACGAGGCGCTTTCATGACGACGACCAACAAGGGCCTCGCCCAGCCTACCTACAACTCCGAAACCAATACGTGGGGCACCACGTCGCTCAACAACAATTTTGGCTATCTCGACCAAGCCCTCGGCGGCAGTACGCTGCTCAATGCCACCGGCCTAGGCAACACGACCGTGACGCTCTCGCAGACGCAGTGCCGCCCGGCGACGCTTGCGATCTCGGGGACGCCCGGCGGCATCGTCACCTACGAAGTGGCCGCCGGCATCGGCGGCCAGTGGGTCGTGCGCAATGGCGTGGGCGACGGGTACGCGATCCGCCTTCAGTCGGCATCGGGCGGCACCTACGTTTCGGTTTCCGCAGGCGACAATCTGGAAGCCTCCTGCGACGGTTCCGCGAGCGGCATGGTCCGCAACACCACGGCAGTCGCCAACGCCGCGGGCTCGACCACGCAAGTTCAGTTCAACAGTTCCGGGGCCATGGCGGGGTCGGCCAACCTCACCTTCAACGGAACGACGCTCGCCGTCGCGGGCCTGACCAACAGCGGCAATACCGTACTTGGCGACGCGGGCGGCGACGCGCTCACGATCAACTCGAACGCAATGGCGATCCCGAATACGCTGAATGTGGGCAGCAACACGCTGTACCTGTCGCCGTCGGGCACGCAGGTTGGCATCGGCACGACGACCGTCGGCAGCAACATGCTGACCGTGGCGGGCACCGTGGCCAGCACGGCGGGCGGCTTCGTGTTTCCCGACAGCACGACGCAAACGACGGCAGTCACCGCGCCGGCGGCCTCCATGATGGTCTTTGCCGGGGCAAGCGCGCCGTCGGGCTGGCTGCTCTGCTTCGGGCAGGCAATTTCGCGCACGACCTACGCAACTCTTTTCAGCGCCGTCAGCACGACCTACGGCATCGGCGACGGCAGCACGACGTTCAATCTTCCCGACATGCGCGGCCGGGTGGCCGCCGGGGCAGACAACATGGGCGGTTCGGCGGCGGGGCGCCTTACGTCTACTACGATGTCCCCAGACGGAAACACGCTTAGCGCCACGGGCGGCACGCAGACCCACACGCTCATCACGGCGGAAATGCCGGCGCACACGCATTCCGTGCCGGCGCAGATCACTAACGGTCTCGACATCGGCGGCGGCGGCGCGTATCTGGCCGCCGGCCTCCTGAATAACGGCACCTCGACCAGCACGGGCGGCGGCGGCGCGCACCTGAACGTGCAGCCGACGCTCGTGCTCAACTACATCATCAAGACGTGATCCCGTACCAAAGTTCGCACGCCATCAGCCTTACGCGCTCGTAGGGGCTTTGCAGGAGCCCCGTTATCGCGACAGTCGCGAGCATGTTCCATTGCCCTGCGCAGAATTGTCTGCGCAGGGACCAGTAGATTCTCGCGTGATGCTCGACGCCGTTCATCGGGGCCGCGAAACGATCAACACGGGCGGCGCTTCGTTGAACCTATACGAAATGGACTGCATGGAACGACCCTCGATGAAAGCGTTCCATGCCTTGGTGATAATGCAAAACCGTTCGTCGTTAGTCGACGCCCGCCTATACACGCGGTTCAGAAACCATTCGCGCGCGGTATGGCGGGGGTCGCCTTTTCCTATGCCCAAGCCATTCAGACTCGTGCCGTCGGAAATGCCGGCGACAAACTCTTCCAGCTCGGCAGAAAACGTCGCGCCGACCAGATAAGTGAAAGCGGGCCATGCGGCGCCGACGCGCAACTTCTTGCGCACGGCCGGTGTGTTATTGTAGCGGGCAACATGCCCTTCAAGGTCTGGATGCCGTCCATAGACGGCAACCAGTTCTGAGACGGATTGCATGGCGGTAAAATCTTTCTGGCCGCTCTCGTACCAGTGGAGGACTTTAGCCGCTGCCGCTGCCGATGTACCGTACTTGCTGCCGGCGTGCTGCATTATGTCTCCGGTCGTACGACGCGCCCCGATGTCGATAGACTTATAGGCATCGGGATCGAGATTACGCACGATGTTGAATTCCGTCGTGCGATTCGTTGCGATCAGAGCGTGCAGACGATGTTGCCCGTCGAGCAACTTGCCGTTCCAGTCGAATTTGATCGTGTCGCCGTTGAACAGCCAGTTGCGGTCGCTCATGTCGCGCACGTACTTACGCACGACTGGCGGCTTTAACTTTCGGTTGTTCAAGTTGGTTTCGGCTGTAAGCCATTCCATCGCCGTCTCTGGCGTCACTGTCTCGATGTCCGAAGTGATTTTCATCATGATTCTCCTCAAGGTATGACAATTACGATTACGCTTACGCTTACGCTTCGCCCTCGGTCGCAAGTTCCCCGGCAAAGGACAGATAGTTGAGCGCGTCGAGGTAGCTGTCGACGTGTTCGGGCGAACGTGCAATGCGCGACAACTTCATCGCGAGCATGACCATCAGGATGTTATGCGCATCCAGTTCGATGCCGGTGAGCAGCGTTGCAACCTTGGCAATCTGCTCGTGGTTCTCGCGGATGTCGCCGTAGACGGCTCCACGGGGCTGCACCAGCTTGGCGGCTTCGGCCATTAGCTCAACGTGTTTCATTTTCACCCTCGTAGTAAACGGCAATCTTGCCGACGTGATCCATGTTGACCAGCAGGGGCCCGCGTACTCTCCAGATGCGTTCGCCGGAACGGTCGCGGTCGAACACGAGATGCTCGCCCATCAGGATGCCTTGGCTTTCGGTAATATGCGCCGACAGGTCTTCAAGCGTCGCGACATTAGGCACGTTCAGGATCACCTGATGCGTACCGTCGTTGCCGCCCGACGGCATATTCATGTGCAAAAGAACTTTCATTTCTTGTCCTCGGGTGGGTTGTAGGGCGAATAGCCCGCGAGCAGCTCGACTTGCTTGAGCGGGACGTACCAGCCCTTCCTGCCGTTGTTGCTGATGCGTTTGCCAAACACTGAGCGCAAGTAGCCGCCCGCGGTGCGGGCATTCGTGTAGTTGTTGTCGAGGCCGTAGTAGCGGCAGATGATACTCGGCGTCGCAAAGGTCCAATCCTTGCGGTCGATGTGCGCCATGCGGGCGTGCAGCTCTTCGAGGCGGCCCTCGACGTTGGATACGACGCGGTGTTCCTCGACGACCGTGGCGTGTATTTTCGCCTCGTCCGGCTTGAGGTTCCAGCTTTTGCCCGCGTTGAACATCGCGACGATCTGCGCCCAGAATTGCTGGATGTTGATGCCGTGCCGGAAATCGCAGCGCGTCGTCTCGACCGGCCAGAACCGGCGCGCGCCCGTCGGGTCGTTCAGAAACTGCATGTCGTTGACGGTGGCGCAGTAGGAGACGCCGCGGGGGCGCGTCGTGATGTGCCGGTCGTACGGCAGCCTGAACTTGTCGACCGGGCGCGAAATGAAACTCTTCAACTGCCCCGCCTCGGCGCGACTGATCATCGTCTCGAATTCCGCCAGCTCCACAATCCCCGCGCCGCTCGTCAGGCGGCGCTCGTCGTCCCTGCTGTTGGCGTGACCGAGATGCGCGCTCTGCTCCAGCAGCCGCCACGGCGCGGGCAACAGCGACCCGATCAGGGAAGTCTTGCCGCAACCCTGCGGCCCGGCCAGCACCCAGACATGCGGAATGCTGACGGGCGTTTTGCGCGTCCAGTTTGTCCACGCGGCGATGCACTGAATAAACCATCTTTTCATAGCTATGTCCCTCCATATGGGGTTTGGCGTTTCAACGGTGTCAAGCATGGCCCGCAGGCGGTCGCTGCCGTCCCACGGCGTCCCCATCACCCAATCCAGCAGCGGGTGATATCCCTTGTTGCCCGCCAAGGCGTGCAACAATTCCGACAGGGTCGGGCGCAGGGATATGCCCAGCCGCTGCCCCAACGAAATCATAAGCTCGCGGGTCAATGTCGCCCGCTCCTCGGGGAGCTGTATGGCGTCCAGCGCCTTGTCCTCGTGCGTCAGCTCGACTTCGCCGCTGAGATGATTGCGCAATACCCCGAAGGCGCATCTTTCGATGATGCACTGCACGTTCTCGGCAACCGGCTTCTGCACGTCTTTTATGGCCCCCTTGCCTGTCTTCTCAAGACTTGGAAGAGCCTCGCGCGGCAGGGCCCCCGCGTATTTCAGGACCAGCCCGGTAAGGATGTCCCCCGCAGCGGCTCCTTGCGGCGGGGTTGGCATAGGGCCCGGCGGGGCGAAAACTCCTCTCGGTACCGCGGCAAGTCTCTGCCCTAGGGCGCTTACCTGTTTCGCTGCCTCGTCCTCGAAGTCGGGCGATCCGTTCTCGGTGCACCAGAGCCGGAAATCCTGCTGCGTCCGGTGCTGGCACCCGCCGTGGAAGCAATGCACCGTGCCGGTTGAGCCGTTGCCGATCTGATACTTGGCGTCGCTGCGGCCGTCGCTGTGTTCGGCGGCCCACGGGCACTCGATGAACAGCCAGCCGTCGTCGTTCGGCTCCGAGAGAACCATGCCCTTCTCGGTCAGCCACTTCAGGATGACGTCGCCGCCGGTATCGCCGCTCCATGCGCGCTTGGTAAGCCGCAGTAACGTCGGCTCGCGCGGCGTCAGCCCGAAATCCGCAACCATCTCCTCGAACGTGTAGGGCGGCATGTCCCAATTCTCTTCGACGAGACGAGACACGAAGGGCGGATCGTACTTGTAGTTCAGCGAACCCGGCAGGCGCACGAGCCGGTGGACATCGCGGGCGCCGGGGTCGGAGTAGCCCGCCTCGATCAGGGCCTCGATCAGGACTTGCCCCTGCTCGGGCGCCATCCGCACATTGTAGTGATACTGGAAATTGCCGCTGCTCGTCTCCATGACGTAGTGCGGCAGGAATTTGCCCTCGAATTTACTGGCCAGTATCTTCGTGCCGACGTCATCGCAGACAAGGCCGTAGGTCTTGGCCATGTTCGGCATCAGCCGACGCAGCGGCTCGCCCGGCTCTGGCTTCTTCAACGTCGAGATGCAGTAGTAACTGGCGGCGTCGGGGCGCAGCTTGGTGCGGCTCTTCTTGTAGGGTATCACCAGCCAACCGAAGTTGTCCTTGCCGCGCTGGACGATGCCGACGATCTCGTCGTCGGGCACGTCGCCAAAAACGCGGGCTATAAAATTATCCAATTCCATGTCGACCTCTTACTTGTCGTAGCTGTATCCGTGTTGCGGCTCCGCAGCAAGCGGTAACTCGGGCCACTGGTTGAGAAGCATGGCGGCCTGCAACGCGATCTTGGCGTCGTCGACTTCATCCTCGGCAACCTCGACCAGCATCTCGTCGTGCGTGTGCATGACGACAGGCCAGCCCGCATCGTCGAGCCTGCGCGCGGCCGAACGCAGCAGCGAAGCGCAGAAGGCTTGGGTGCAATTCTCGGCCAATAAGCCCCCATAAAGCGCAACGCGGGGCCACGCAGTCTCGCCTTTCTTGGGGTGCATCGACGCCTTCAGCGCCGTGAGCTGCATCTGTGGCCCGAATTTTCCGTCGACCGCGTCGAGGCGCGGTTCGGGGTACGCGATCAGGCGCCCGCAGGGGA